GTATGGCTTGCTATAGAGGGAGGCAGCGTTGCTGATGGACAATCAAAGCGAGTACTATGTCCGTTCTGTAATGGGGGTTCCCAACGTGAGCATAGCTTTGTTATACGCAATGACTCAGGACAATTTAGAGGTAACTGTTGGCGTGGGACATGCAACAAATGGATTGCCTCTGGTACACGTAGAGTATCGTGTGGAGGTAAAGTCAAGCGACAGTTCACACCAAGAATCTACTGGCAGGAGACAGTTAAGCCTACCGCTAAGTTATTGAAATGGTTGAAGAATGTGTACACTTTTACAGATGAGGAGATGAAGTTAGAGGGGTTGAAATACTCACCTAAAGATGGTAGAATGGTATGGCCTTGTTACGATAAAGAAGGTAAAGAGTTTGGAGTTAACACTAAGCGAACGAGTGTAACTACTGATCCTTATCCAAAGTGGATGACCTTCTTTGATCGTGAAACGACTAGGCTACATTACCCGAGAGGGTACAGAAAGAATTACAGATACCCGTTCTTATGTATCACTGAAGATATAATGAGTGCGGTAAGGGTAGCTAGGATTGCACCCGTAGTAGCACTACAAGGTACTAGTATGGTTTGGGAGCAGGTAAGAGAGTTGCATTCTCAAACTAATAAGATTATACTATTATTAGATCCAGATAAAGGTGGACGTGATGCAGTAGCTAAGATACGTAAGAATTACGGGAGTGTATTTCCTGAGGGTATAGAGAGTAGATCATTAATCTGCGACCCTAAATCATACGGCAACGATGAAATGTTAAAACGGGAGATAGGATTATGAAAGAGTCTACACTAATTTTAGTATTGTTATTAGGTAGTGCTAATTTATTTCAGGGATGGGAAATAAAACAGAAGCTTAATGAACCAAGACATGTTACAATGACTATATGCCATCAGTATTTATCAACGGGCAGTAAAATAATTGAATGTAAACCATTGGAGGTAAGACCAGATGAAACTTAAAAACGCGAAAGTAGGAATGCTAGTACAAGCTAAAGTAGATAACCCTTGTACACTGAAAGATAAAGTAGTTGCTGGTGATATTGGCACTATAGTAAAGGTAGATAAGTCTAAATGCCTCGACAAAGATTCCTATGGTATCAACGTACACTGGAACGTTGATTGTGAAGGTGTCTCTGAGCTATGGACTCACCACGACCGAGTGAGAATCTATGAAAGAGCTTAACTTCCATGAGCACAAAGGACAGTTCAAGGATGCTCAATATGAACGTGAGTGGAGAGCAGCCAAGAACCGTAAGTGTATGACTGAAGCAGAGATACTAGAGTTATCTGCTAAGCACGAGGAGGACAAGAAGTATGGAAAAGGGCGATAGAGTACGAGTAGTAGATTTAGATATTGATGATGACGAGTTCTATAGTATAGGTGCAGAGGGAGTCATACATGCCGTAACTGGTAATGCATTAATGGTAACCTTTGATAAGGGTAAATACCTTAAGGATAGAGGAAACGATGGCGATACATGGTACGTAAATAAATCTAAGGTGGAAAAGGTTGAAGACTAATGCAAGAGATAAAACTACTAAGTGCGGCTGCATCAAGTCGAGATGCGGCTAAGGAACTACATCGTTTCGAGATACACAAAGATCTAGGTGACGCAGAAAATATAGTATGGGAGGAAATTTGCCGCTTCTATACTACCGATAAAAATGCTGATCACATAGAGAAAAGTATATTAAAGGAACGTCTGAGAGCACAGTTCCCCAAGGAGGATCACTACGAGAAGTTTGATATGATCGTAAGTAATCTAAGAAAGGTGTCCGTACCTAACATCCTTGACTTAGTACGAGAAGCGAGGCTTGAGACTACCTCGCGTGAGCTTGCCGTAGCATTAGAGGACGGTAAGCACAAGAGAGTGGATGACCTGATCCCAGTCTATCAAGGATTGAGAGAGGGAGGGGTTGACGATGCGGAGGAGGATGTCTATAAGGCACCCACATATGCTGATCTTGTTGTGGATAAGGATAAGTCCGAGAAGATCCTAGTGTTTCCAAAGCAGTTAAACACTACTCTTGGTGGTGGAGCACATAGGGGAAATCACATCTTCCTCTTTGCGAGACCAGAAGTGGGCAAAACGGCTTGTGCCCTTACCATGGCATATGGTTTCTTGAAACAGAAATTGAATGTGCTATACTTAGGTAATGAAGAGCCTAAATTAGATGTGATTGATAGACTTAAAGCTAGAATTTGTGATAAGCCTATCGACTGGGTACGCGATAATCCCCAGAAAACAGATGAGGTATGCTTCGCGAGAGGATACGGAGGACTCATCTTTTGGGAACCTAAAGAGAATGGAGGCACAATCGCGGAACTACAGCGGCGTATGGCAGTGCATAAACCTGATGTTGTAATTGTGGATCAGTTGAGAAACATGTCAGCACCGGGCGACTCAGAGCACGTAAAGTACGAGACTTTAGCCACGTCTATTCGTGGGCTAGGTAAACAGTATGAAGCACTCACCATCAGTCTAGGACAAGCTGGAGGAGAGGCCGAGGATCAGGCTATACTTAACATGAACCATGTGTATGGCTCGAAAACTGGTATCCAAGGAACAGCTGATGTAATCATCGGGGTGGGTGCAACGTACCAAATGATGGAGCGAGGGGAGCTAATAATGTCACCTTGTAAAAATAAGTTGTCAGGTAACCATAAACCATTTAAACTGAGAATGGATAAACAAAAGAGTAAGGTGTACTAATGAATAAAGTAAGCACTAGTTGGTTAGGGTTGCCTGAGCACGTTCAGCACCCTGACCCTTATTTATATAGGAGTAATAATTATGTTGTACTTGACTTTGAGACTACGAACGAAGATTTCGGAGACGCAGGAAATCCAGAAAATAGTATTGTCTGTGCATGCTGGAGAACTGGAAAGGATCATCCTAGAGGTAGGAGGAGCCATGCTATCCGAGGAACCGAGTTTGACATGCAAGAGCTTGTTAGAGACATTGAGCAGGCCGACTTTCTTATCGCACATAATGCGAAGTTTGAACTTAAATGGCTGCGTAGGTGTGGCCTCGAACTCACCAGCGTGGTGGTATGGTGTTCACAAATTGCAGAATACGTTCTCGCAGGAAATAGGAAGTGGGCATTATCTCTCGCAGAATGTGCCAAGAGAAGAAACCTTGGAAGTAAGGATTTTGTTGGAAGACTCATCAGACAAGGTGTTAAGACAGAGGACATCCCTTATGAGTGGGTAGAAGATTACTGTAACATAGATGTAGACTTGCACGAGAAGTTATTCTTTAGTCAGAGAGAGGATATTTATGAGCGTGACCTGCAGGCAGTCACATATACACGTATGTTACTGACACCAGTACTAGCTGATATAGAGTTTAATGGTATGTGCTTAGATCCAGAGAGAGTTAACCCTTTGTATTATGACTATCAAGAGAGATACAATAAAGTAGAGGCAGAACTCAACGAGATCACTGGTGGCATAAACTTTAAGTCTAATGATCAGGTAGCTGAATACATATACGATAAGTTAGGATTCAAGGAACTAACAGATGACAAGGGAAGACCAAAAAGAAACCAAAAGAGCTATGATAACGCGATTGCTGCATGGGAGAAAAGAGGGAAATGTGACGCTAAAGGTAACCCTTGTAAGAAACCATGTAAAGGCAGAAAGACTGACAAGAATACTTTACCGCTAGTCTTTGCACAAGGTGCTACTACACCAGAACAACAACGATTCTTAGATATAAGATCAGAGGCGATGAAGCTATCACACGCGCTAAGTAATGCGTTAGGTAAGTTCCATCAATGTATTAACGAGACAGAGGATAATATATTATATGCAGACTTTAACCAAACACAAACAAGTACCCACAGACTTTCATCAAGTGGTAAGCGATACGCTGCACAATTTCAAAACTTTAACAAAAAGTTCAAGCCCGTATTTACAACAAGAAACTTGGGTTGGCTCTTTGCAGAACATGATCAAGCACAGCTTGAGTTCAGAGTTGCAGTTGATGGAGGCCGTGATGAAGTGGGAATGGAAGATATACAAAATAAAGTGGATGTCCACGCGGCAACAGCTTCGGTTATATTTCATCAAGAATGGCCGAAAGTACGCGACGACCTTGCATCCTCAGTTCGGGAAACCCTTCGGTTTAGAAGTAAAGAGCATACTTTCAAGCCCCTTTACGGCGGTGAATTCGGAACTGATGACGAAATGCGATATTACAAATATTTCCGCGAAAGGTATACCGGAATTTCTAACCTCCAAGAAGAGTGGAAGCAGCACGTCATCAACTACAGACACATCAGATGCAGAAGTGGGTTGATATTTTACTGGCCGCATGCTAAAATAAATAAGTGGGGTAAATTAGCACCAAGAATTATACACCAGATTTGTAACTACAATGTACAGTCATTTGCTACTGCAGATATTGTACCAATCAGTCTGGTGTACATGTGGCATAGACTTAAGAAGTTAGCACTGGAATCATTCATCGTATCTACGGTACATGACTCGGTACTAGGTGAGGTTAAACCAGAAGAAAAAGATGTATATGACAAGGTAGCTTCTATTTCATTTGAGAAGGATACAGTTAAGTACCTTAAGAAAGTATACAGAGAAACATTTAACGTACCTCTATTAGCTGAGGCAGATTTCGGTACCCATTGGCACACTAGCGATGAATGGGTCAAAACTAACATAGGAGAGCAAGATGACACCAGAAAAGCAGGGTGAACTACTAGAACAGTACAAAGCTGGTAACGATAACGCCATAAATGGGTTATATACTGGATTAGATAAGGACTTGAGGGGGTATATCAGGAGAAAAAGTACCTTTAGTCCGATGGAAATTGATGATATAGTACAGGATACATGGGTATTATTTATGAAGAACTGCCATAAATGTAGAAACTCTGTATTAGGTTTCCTGACGAGAGGCTGTGCTTTCTTTACAATATTGACTGCAAAGCAAGAAGCATACGCTCACCAGACAATAACTTGGGCAAACCAGAATCAGGATGACGCTATGGACTACATCATTGAGAACTGGGATGATGTTGAAGCTTCTATAGACTGGGTATCAACGTCCCTTGAGGACGAATACAGGCTGTCTGAGGAGCAAGGTGAAAAATTAGACAACTTCTTCGAGGGATTTGGGGACTTGGAGAAAGAGGTGTACCTTCTACACATAGGGTGTGGATATACCTATAAAGAGATAGGTGAAGATTTAGACTTGACAGTAAAAGAAATACGTGTCATAATGGACAATATAGTAAAGAAAATACGAAGGAGACTAAAGAAATGAGACAATTTAAAGTAGGTGATCGAGTACAAGATAACGGTAGGAGAGGTTATTCGTTCTCCCCTTTTAACCCAACAGGTGTGGTCACAGATGTAAACTTTTTAGGTGATAATTACTATTGTGTAAAACTAGATATAGATAGTATCTCTGATCGTTATCAGCAAGGGCTTGCATGTAGTTCTGATGGTGACTGGTACTATGAATCAGGGGAGATTGAATTAATACAGGAGGAACCTATGAGAGAGTCAGAGACAATTGGTACACGAAGAGGATATTCAATAGGGCAAGAGGTAATCTACTCATTTGAAAATGATGAGAGTGAGTATAGAGATGGTGGTGATAGTCATTGGTCATCTTATGACGGTGAGATTGCTACAATCAATCAGATAGATATATTTGATGATTACTTCCCGTACCGTCTAGAATTTAATAGTGGTGACACACATTGGGTACATGGAGATGCAACCAGACCTACAGAAAGTGTAAGGTGGTTAAGTCAAGGTGAGTCACGAGTGGTACACCAGAGTATTGACCCTGTAAATCAACCTGCACATTATACTCAGCACCCAAGTGGTGTAGAGTGCATAGAAATCGCTGAGCATATGGACTTTAACTTAGGTAACGCACTAAAGTACATTTGGAGAGCAGACCTTAAAGGTGACGCTATCGAAGATTTAGAGAAGGCACAGTGGTATATTAGACGAGAACTTAAAAAGAGAGG